CACTCAACGGTGGAATGAAGGTTTATGTTGACCCATTCGCAACTGCTAACTACGCTTGCATCGGTTACAAGGGTAGCAACCCATATGACGCTGGTATGTTCTACTGCCCATATGTACCGCTACAAATGGTTCGTGCGGTTGATGAGAATTCTTTCCAACCCAAGATTGGATTTAAGACTCGTTACGGTCTTGCACAGAACCCATTCAATGTCACTGACCAAGCCCGTGTTGACCTCGGTCTTCTCGGTAAGAGTGGCATCTCCAACCAAGGGTCTAACTCCCTTGCAAGAGAGAACCTCTACTACAGAATCTTCTCGATTACCAACCTACACGGTAACGCCTGATTCTAATCAGTAGAATGATTTGAACTCAAAGAGGGAGTCCTTCGGGACTCCCTCTTTTCATTTACCTACATACTATTAAGGAGATTGATATATGGCGAACTTTTCTACATCTCAGGCATCCAATCAGAATTATCTGAAAGCACAATCCTTTCAGTTTAAATTACAGAAGGCTCCCAAACTGACATACAATTGTCAAGCAGGGCCTTTGCCTTCTATCAGTTTCGATTCCATCCCCGTCATCGGAGGTGGTGGTAGAACAGTTCCACTTCATGTTGCGGCATTAAATCCAGTTTATGATGATTTGGAATTAAGATTTTTGGTTGACGAGAAACTTGAAAACTGGAAAGAAATTTATGACTGGATGACTTCCCTACAAAATGCCAAAGAGTATGGAGATGGTGCTAAAGTAGATGGCCCTATTGATGGTTTGTCAGATGGCAGTTTAATAATTCTCTCCAGTGCGTACAATCCTTTGGTTCAGGTGGACTTCTATAACTTGTTTCCAAAATCTTTGTCTGGTATTGAGTTTGATAGTGCCAGCACAGATTCCGACCCTGCGACAGCAACCGTTGTATTTGCCTATCAATCATATGAAGTTACAGTATTGCCTTAATTTTTGAATTGACTTTGATGAAGCCTATGGTATCATACCCATAGGAGTATAAATTATGAAACTAGAAGAAATTCGTGCAATGGTCGAGAAAGACCTGCAACTCAACGAAACAGAATTAGATACCGAATCCATGCGTGTCCCACAGATTCATGGCAAATATCTAAATCTCATGTTTGATGAAAGACTTATGTTAAAGAAGTCTGAAGCAGACTATTCTATTCTGAAGAGGCAAAAGTGGGAATACTATAGTGGCAAAATGTCTGAAGAAACTTTGAAGGAACTGGGTTGGGAACAATTCGACCTGAAGATTCTAAGACAAGATTTGGACAAGTATCTGGAATCAGATGCCGATTTGATTGCACTTTCACTTAAAGTAATGTACCAAAAAGAAAAGGTAACATATATTGAAAGTGTTGTGAAAGCCATTTCTCAACTTCAATGGAACATTAGAAATGCCATTGAGTGGAAGAAATTTATTCATGGGGTTAATTAATGAGAATCAACAAAACCGATTACAGTGAAGGTGCTATTTGTAAGTCTTACCTTTTCCATGCCTATAGAATGGCAGAACAAAGTCCAGACCCATCCACTCAAGTCGGTGCAGTCATAGTCCATCCTGAATTTGGGCCCCTTTCCCACGGTTACAATTCTCCACCAGTTGGTGTTGAGATGACAGAAGAGATTCTCCACTCAAAGCATAAATACTATTACATGGAACATGCAGAAAGAAATGCAATCTTTGATAGTATGAAAGCACAGTACAAACCAAAAGGTTGCACAATGTATTCAACATGGGCTGCATGTCCAGATTGTGCTAGAGCAATAATTGCATCTGGTATAATCAAAGTCGTAAGTCACAAAGAAATGTATGAGAAATATTCAGGTTCTATGAAAGAAATTGTCGATATTGGTATATCAATGATGGAGAAAGCGGGCATTGAAGTTGTTCTCTGGTCTGGTGATGTATCCAATGGCAAAATTAAGATTAGAACCAGTGGTAAACTATGGTCACCGTAAATGGCTGCTAACATTATTATTTCAAAGAAGGATGATGTCTACTTGAAAGTGGACTGTGGGGATAGAGGAACCGCACAAGAACTGTGTGACTTCTTTACCTTCGCTGTTCCAGGCTATCAGTTTATGCCTTCTTATAGAAATAGAATGTGGGATGGTAAGATTCGACTCTATAACATTCACACCCAAGAACTTTACGCAGGTCTGTTGGATTATGTAAAGCACTTTGCAGAAGAGAGAGACATATGGGTTGGTGTTGATTTCAAAGAAGATAAAGAAAAGTATACCAAGCAAATGGTATATCGATATCTTGAAAAGTTAAACATCCATGCGGCTGGTGAAAAGATTACACCACACCAACATCAAGTTGAAGCAATTCAAAAATCGTTAAACGAAAGAAGAACTCTTCTCCTTTCACCAACTGCTTCTGGTAAGTCACTTATCATTTATGGTTTGGTGCGAAAGAGACTAGAAGAAGACAAAGGAAAGGTTTTGATTGTTGTTCCTACCAAGTCTCTCGTTGCTCAAATGAAAAGTGATTTTGCTGATTATAGTTCAGAGTCTAATTGGAATGCAGAAAATTATTGTCATGTAATTCACTCGGGTAAGGAAAAGGAAACTGAAAAGAGAGTAGTGATTACAACATGGCAAAGTGTTTACAAACTTTCACCCAAATGGTTTGAACAATTTACTTCTGTTTTTGGTGATGAATGTCATTTGTTTAAATCAAAGTCCTTGACTACCTTGATGACTAAACTAAAGGGTTGTCCTTTCCGTGTAGGGACTACAGGTACTCTGGATGGAACGGACACACATAAGTTGGTCATTGAAGGTCTGTTTGGGCCAGTGTATAAGGTAACAACAACAAGTGACCTCATTGAAAATAAACTTTTGTCTGATTTGAAAATCGACTGTGTTCTTCTCAAGTATCCTGAAGAAGAATGTAAGTCTGCAAAAAACTTTAGATACCAAGAAGAAATTGATTACCTAGTTTCACACGAAAAGAGAAACAACTTCTTGTGTAATCTTGCCCTAAATACTAAAGGGAATACATTGGTTCTCTTTCAGTATGTTCAAAAGCATGGTAAAGTGTTATTTGAATTGATTAAGAATTCTGTGAAAGGTGACCGTAAAGTATTCTTCATTCATGGAGGCACAGATGTACAACAGAGAGAAGAAATTAGAAAACTTACAGAAACCCAAGATGATGCAATCATTGTTGCATCTTATGGAACATTTAGTACGGGTGTTTCGATTAGAAGATTACATAACATTATCTTCGCGTCACCATCCAAAAGTCGAATCCGTGTATTGCAGAGTATCGGACGACAGTTAAGAAAGTCTAAATATAAGGAGTGTGCAAAGTTGTACGATATTGCAGATGACCTTCATTGGAAATCTCATCACAACTACACTCTAAACCACTTTATGGAACGGGTGAAAATCTACAATTCCGAGAAATTTAATTACAAGAATGTAGTAATCCAACTTGAAGGAATGCCCAATGAATAATAATAATTACCGAATCCTGAAATTGAAAAGTGGTGAAAACATTATTTGTTCAATAAAGAAAGACTTAAGTGATAAGTTTGTTGTTGAGCATCCTTTTGATATGGAAACAATGGTACTCGTAGATAGATTTGGAATTCCAAGACAAGAGAAATTAATTCTCAAGAAGTGGATTCAATATTCTAAGGGAGATGCCATCACTGTACCGAAAGACCACATTGTTGGTATCATGCACCCTCTTGAGCAAGTTCTTCATCATTATCTTCAAGTAAAGAAGAACGGTGGGTTTGTTGTTAAACTTTCCCCAGAAGAGGAAAAAGAAATTGAACGCATGCAAGAGGATGCACATAATGCTTTGAAAGATATGCTTAGTGATTATTTCCAAGGTGGTATGCCAGAGGAAATGTTAGAAGAGATTGCTGAGAATATGAGTGATGACATCTTCGAAGATGAGGAAGATGAAGATGACGATGATGACCAAATATATGGTAATAGATTCAGTGACTGGAGTCCTGACCCTAGCGATTATACTTGAGTCCTTATATATTGACCCCGTGAAGGAACACTCTATGTAGTGACAATTGTGGGTGAAGTGAAAAACAAAATCGAAAGATTACAAAAAAAGATTGACATTGGCATACTTTATAGTATAGTACCAGTATGAATCTTAAATTATGGAGAAACTCATGGATGAACATGATGAATTAGAATTTGATGATTTTCAGGAAGAAGAGGAAGAGAAAGAAACCTCTGAGGCAAAACCTGCAAATCATTATGTTGATAACAAAGAGTTCTATCAGGCAATGATAGAATGGAAGAAAGAAGTTTTAGATGCAAGAGATTCGGGAGAACCCGACCCACCTGTTACCGATTACATTGGTAAGTGTTTCTTAGATATTGCCACCCATCTATCCTATAGGCCCAACTTTATTAACTATCCTTATAGGGAAGAGATGATTGGTGATGGTATTGAAAACTGCCTGATGTATTGTAGTAATTTTGACCCCGATAAATCTAAGAATCCATTTTCCTACTTTACACAGATAATCTATTTTGCCTTCTTGAGAAGAATTCAAAAAGAGAAGAAACAAGTCTATATTAAATATAAATTGATTGACTCTGCCGACATTTATGGTAATATTAATAAAGAAC